GGTGGTGCGCTGGGGACTGGAGCCAGTTTGAATATCGGATATTCGCCCATTTTGTAGGTGATGAAAACGTGCTTGCGGCTTACCGGAACAATCCTGCTACCGACTACCATCAGGCGTTGGCAGACATTACCGGCATCCCCAGGAATAAAGCCAAGAGAGTTAACCTCGGTTTGGTATTTTCTATGGGGGAAGGAAAGCTAGCAAAGACTCTAGGACTCCCATGCACTGAATATGTAGAGGACGGGAAGACCAGGTACCAGCCAGGACCTGAGGCCCAATTGTTGTTCTCTCAATACCATAGTAAGGTACCGAAGACCAGGCCCTACCTTAAAGCCTCTACTCAAGAGGGGGAAGCTAAAGGATTCGTCAGATCGTTGTTCGGGAGAAAGATAAGATTCCCAGACCGAAACAAAGCGTACAAGGCCGGCGGATTGCGCTTTCAAGCATCGGCAGCGGACTTGATGAAGCAGAAACTGATTGAAGTAGATCAGGCATTGATGTGTAGCGGTATAGGGTCGGAATTGATTCTGGTAGTCCACGATGAATTTGACGTATTAAGCCCTGAGGGGGAGGAGGAAAAAACATGTAAACTGATGAAGGAGATCATGGAGGACATTCCGGATTTACAGGTGCCGGTACTGGCCGATGTCTCACACGGCCACGACTGGTGGGAAGCATCATCTTAAAGGAGAAAACTATGGAAGCGTACATGGTGATCGGTGGGCAATGGGGGAGTGAGGGGAAGGGGTTGTTCGCGGGATTTATCGCGAAACAGAAGCACCCAGACGGCGTAGTGTGCCAGTTTGGACCGAATGCGGGGCATACCTGGTTAGAAAATAGGGTACCGATCGTGTTTAAATCGCTTCCGGTGGCTTCCATCAGACCGGACGTTAAGGCGATCTATCTTGGACCTGGGTCGGTTATCAATCCAGAGATCCTAGAGAAGGAATTGGACCTCTTAAAGGAATATCTTAAGGGCAAGGATATCTTCGTACATGAGGCAGCGGCAATTCTGACTCCAGAGGACACCACAGCGGAGATGGAGAGCAGAATTACCACCCACATTGCGTCCACCAGACAGGGAACCGCTGAAGCGATGATCAGGAAGATCCGTCGCGGTCAGGATAAGTTACCGGCCTATGCCGCATTGAAACATCTTCCGGTAACGGTACTTCCTCACGTGGTTTACATCAATACCATCAATTCACATAGGGTCCTCCAAGTGGAGGGGTCCCAGGGTATGGACCTGTCCATCAATGGCGGATTCTACCCCTTCACGACTTCACGTGACTGCACCCCTGCCCAGGTTATGGCCGACTGCGGGTTGCACCCGTGGGATCTTTCCTCCATCTACGTCTGTCTTCGGACATTCCCTATCAGGGTAGGAAATATTAAAGATGGGGAAGGCAACATGATCGGGTATTCAGGCCCACACTACCCCGACCAAAGAGAGATGACCTGGGATATGGTGGGTCAGGCCCAGGAATTCACAACAGTCACCAAGAGAGTCCGTCGAGTATTTTCTTTTTCTGACCTGCAGACTAAAAAGATGCTGCAGGAAATCAGGCCGAATGGGGTCTTCTTGAACTTCTGCAATTATCTGCATAAGGATCAGGTGGAGCCTCTCGTAAAGGACATCAACCGGATGGCAGGAAGACATATAGTGAGATGGACCGGATGGGGGCCGAACGATACGGATATCTGCGTGGAAGGTGGAATCTATAACCCCATTACCCCTCCCGTATACGGAGAATAGGAGGCCAAATTGGACTTAAAAGATATATTATCGGAACGAGGAAAAGAGTACGGTCCATTCGAGCACCAGGCGAGAATTAGCCAGTTGCTGAAACATGTGGTATTCGAGGCTGATGCACAAAAGACACAGTTGGGCCTACCCAATATGTCACATTCCCAGAAGGAAGCGATGGGGATGATTCTACACAAGGTCTCTAGGATTGCCAATGGGAATTGCAATCATATGGATAGCTGGAGAGACATCGCAGGGTATGCGACTTTGATAGTAGATGAATTGAACGAGGGTCGTCCAGTAGCACCGCCTGCTCCAAGTAATCACTATCTTCGGAAGGATTAAGCCATGACTCCTACGTTCTTGCTAGTTCAAAGGGTGAGTGAGAAAGCATGGATACCGACCCGCGCATTCCCAGATGATGCGGGATTGGACCTATATGTGGTGGATGATGTCGTGGTAAAAGCGAACACGTTCGTCGATCTTAAAACCGGCCTAGCCGTGAAGATTGCGGATGGGTTCTGGGGCTTAATACGGCCAAGATCCTCTACATTCTTCAAACGCAACCTGGTGGTACATGAGGGAACTGTAGATCCAGGGTATACAGGAGAACTCAATATCGGCGTCTATAATCCTGGCACGGAGGATGTCATGATTATGTGTGGCGATCGTATCGCCCAACTGGTCGTAGTCCCATTGATTCTCCACGCAGTTAAAGTTGTGGATAAACTCCCAAACACATCACGGGGGCCAAACGGGTTCGGCTCCACAGGAAGGTGAAATGAATAGGCAAGAATGGAGATCTAAAATCTTTAGGCAGCCAGAACCAGTAAAAGGGCGATTTTCATATGCGCTGCTGTGTGATGATGTCGAAAGATGGACGATCATCCCCACCCTACGTCCGCAATCCGTAGCAGAGCATTCTTTCAATGTAGCAATCATCGTGGATGCATTCTGCGAAGAATTGAAACTTGGCAGAGGGAGCATTACCAGGATGGAGGCCATACGATGGGCCATCTGGCATGACGCGGATGAAATCTTCACGGGGGACATACCTACCCCTATGAAAATTAATATCCCGAAGCATGTTATGAAGGAGGCATCGGCCCTATCAGGATTGCATACACATGTGGAGGAGTGCGGGGATTCTCTTGCCTTAACCCTAGTCAAATTGGCTGATTTGACTGAGGCGGCTCGGTTCATTGCGACATGGGGGATCGAGCCGTCCAAAAAAGCATTGATGAAGGCCCTCACAGGCAGGATTCAAGAGGTACTAAAGTCTAGACCTGTATTGTTCGAATTGGGGCTGCTGGTATCACAATTTATTGAGGGGAGGGATTTAGCATGGTGGATGGAACGGTTGACGCCGGAGATCAAGAACGGCAGATTAAGCAATATGTCGAAGACACCAGCCGATTCGCAGGAACAGTCGTCACAATCGAAGACGATGTTACTGACGGGGCCTGGGCAGAGTTCTTCGCAGATGTCAACGAAAAGAGAAAGGAGATCGAGAGCTGGTTCGATTCGGTCAAAAAACCGTTGAATGCGTCATTAAAGAATCTTAACGCCAAGCAACATGAACTATGTGATCCGCTGAAAGCCGTGGAGGACGCGATCACCAAGGCGCGGGGCAACTGGCTTAGGATCAAACAAGCCAGGATTAAACTGGAGAATGAGGAGGCCATCAAGAATAGCGCAGAGAATGAAGGGGGTGTAGCTCTGATCAATCGGGAGCCGCCGAAGACGGTGGTCACTGGGAGCGGGGCATCAGTGGGGCTGCGAAATCAACCATCCTGGAGGTTAACGGACGACCCAGAACTGACGGCCAAGGAGATCGAAAAGGGTAAGATAAAGTTTGATAGGTCGGACCCACGGCTCAAGAACGTGCCTGATTGTGCGTTCATCCTGCAGCCTGGTTTAATCATGCCGTTGATTAAGACCGGCCAGATGCCGGTTGGTCCTCATTCAATAGAGAAGTTTGACGACCTGGCATCCACCACGAGGTAACTATGTTAAAAGTAATAGAAATAGGTGATCAAAGATATTACCAGGATGAGAATAAACATCTTCTCCCTTCCGCTTCTTCGGTGATTGACGTCCTGTTCCCTATGAATAAGGATTTCATTCCGGAGAGTGCCTTGGCCATGGGGACATTATGCCATAAGGAGGTATCCAAAGCCTTAGTCACTGAACTGGTGCATAAGTCCATCTACGGGGTCCATGAAGACCCTAAGGTAGCATCCAGAGTATCAAAAGCTTTAGAGTGGCTGGCGAAATCTGGGATGGAAATCCTAGCCGTCGAATCCCCCACCAAACATTTAGGGGTGGGAATGACCCCAGATCTCCTGGCGAAAGACAAAAACGACATCGTTGTAGTGGACTGGAAATTCGCAGAGTCTATTGCTGAGCGTTACCTATATCAGATGGAATTATATATGAAGGCTGAGGGGGCAACTAGAGCCATCATCGTTCGGGTAGACCGAAAGTCGGAAGTGTTTCCTCTACTCGTAAACCCTGATTTGGAACGATGGGAGAAGATTAAATCGGCAATCAACGTCCGCCATCACTTAAACCGTACAGTTAAACATTATATATAATTAGGAGGGGCCAATGGTAAGCGAAACAAAAAATGTGACAGCCAAAATCCTGAAGATGATCAAGAACGTGGGGGAAATTCCTCGAAACGGGTGGAACGATCGGTTCAAGTATAAATTCACCAAGGAAACCGACGTATCTGACGCCCTACGGAAGGCCTGTTGCGAAGTAGGGTTGGTCATGATTCCATCAGTGCATGATGTAGTATACACGACTATTAAATCAACCGAAGGGAAGGACCAGTACAGGGCGTCCCTCATGTTGAAGCTCACATTGGTCGATCCGGATTCGGGGGAGTCAGTGGAAATGGACTTCCCTGGGGACGCCATGGATATGCAGGACAAGGCCCTGCCCAAGGCGATTACTTCAGCCCATAAATATGCGTTGATTAAATTATCTATGAACGGGGGAGGAGAAGGGGATGACCTTGAACACGACGACGAAGCCTCTAAAGCTGGGAAACCCACTACACAAGATAAACCTAAAGTCGTTGAAAAAGAATCAGGACCCACTTATCGAAAGCCTACAGGTGCAAGTGAACCGGCTGCAAAAACAAGTCAGCAAGCTGGAAAGACAAATCCACCACCTGCAAGCAAGCCTGAACCCGCCCCAACAACTCCAAGTAATAATCCCCCCGTTCAATCCGCCCCAGCCCCAGTGAAGGAAGAAGAAAAGAAGCCTACTCTATTCCCTGCCTCCTCGGATGTACCAGTGTATGAGGGTACAGGGAAAATCCTAGCTGTCATTCCGGCTATGAAGGGGAAACCGGCCACCATTTCCTTTAGACCGGACAAGGAAGGGTCCACCGCGATGGCCATCAATTTTGACCCGTCCAAAACGGATATTCCAGCACTCCTCAAGCTTCAACAGGGGAAGAATAGTATTGACATCATCTGCGATGTCAGTACATCCATCCCGTTCTTAATGTCATTCACCGCCCCAGCACCACAGGTGTAATATGGCCAGAGAACATCTTCCACCACGCAGGGAGAACTTAACGCAGAAGTTCAAAATCCACGCCCCCGACGAAAGGGGGCGTAACCCCACCCTATATGTAACAGTGGGCTTGAAATCAGATGGTACTCCAGGCGAAATTAAGATCGTATTAAGCAAGACAGGGTTTACGGAACGGGCATATATGGATGCTTTAAGTTATTCCCTGTCAATAGGCATGCAAAACGGGGTGAAACTAGAAGATTTCGTGGAGCAGTTTCTATGGGTTAAATTTCCCCCTTGTGGCCCAGTATCCGGATATGATCACATAAAATCCTGTACATCCCCTCTTGACCTAGCTTTTAGGTGGTTGGGTATTGAGTTCTGTCAAATGTGGGATTTAGCGGTAGTTGTGCCGCCTAAGGAGGAACGGTCATGAGCAGAAAATTAGTGTGGCCCGCACACATTACGTTTTCAACGGCGGACCCCCAGCCCGTTGACCATACGCACCCGTTTGCCGTGGCGCTGACCGGCGCATTAAGCGACCGGAACCAGTGCGCGGCAGATCGGGTATTGGCCAGCAAAGGGCTACAGACCACGCGCCCTGTGCCCAGGTCGGGGTGCTGGTGCGGGATGCACGAAGGGGAGGAGCCATGATTCAGTGGGTGCCGAAGGAAGTCATGTTTGATGAACCGCCAAGGGCAAATGTAGGTGGCCGCTGCACGGCTGTGCCCGTCGTGCGCCTGGACGCGCTCACGGGGGTGGTGGAGGGGTTGCGAGCCGCCGAGAGCGCCGGACTTGGGTATAGCCTTGAGGCCAGCGAAGCCTATCACCAGGCACTTACTGACCTACTGGCCCAGATTGAGGGTGGGGTGAAGTGAGCGAAGGAGAATCAATAGCAGGTAAAGAGCGAGAAGTCGTTTTCAGTTCAAGTGCCCCCAGCGCGTTGAGCCGGGAGCAGGTGGCGACATTGGTAGATGTGTGCATCACTGGGAATGGGGTGCTTTACAACCGAGAATCGGCTAAGGAAGAGCTACTGTCTGTCCACGCCGCCCAGCGTGCCACCATCGCCCAGCAGGCGCAGGAGATCGAGCGGCTACGGAAGCTCGAAATTGACCTGGGCGATTTGCGACTGCGGTTGAACTGCCCGCCTGTAGCGCCATCATGCCTGGTGTGTGGGCACGTGGAGCCGCTTGTCATTACCCATCTGGAAGCCACGGCCATTGGTGTCTGTGAAGAATGCCGTTCTGCCGCACAGCAACTCGCGGCCATGACCAGGGAGCGGGATGAGATTCGACAGGCAAAAAATGCGATGACGATTGAACTATACCGTAAGCTCGACGAGAAGGATGAGCAACTGTCCACGGCCCAGGCGCGAATTAAGGAGCTAGAAATGGTAATAAGTGAGACGCTCAAGGAGGAATGATGGATTTTAAAGAATTACATCAGCAAACTCTTCCCCAACTGGAATCCCTGCTTGCAGGAATATTTCCGGCTGGGAGAGTCCAGGGTAGGGAATTTAAGATAGGGAGCTTGAGAGGGGAAGCGGGTGACTCACTGTCCATCAATCTCGACACAGGGGTATGGATGGACTTTGCAACTGGCGGGACTGAAACGGGGGGAGATCTCGCTTCCCTGCTGGCGGCAAAATTGGATTTCAAGATGACTGACGCAGGGATGTTAGTTAAAACTATGCTAGAGGACCCAAACGCGGGAAGGTCGGAACTGCGATTCATCCTGTCAGGCGGGGGTAAGAAATCTAGAGTTAACCCTGAATCGGTATCCGGTCCGGACCCAACATGGATCAAAGACCATTTCATAGTTGGGGAGTGGGGCATCCCTAACAGCGTATGGGAATACCGCAATACGGATGGACGTCTCATCTTTGTAGTGTGTCGGTATGGAGACGCTTCGACGAAGAGTTATCGCCCGTGGGTCTGGGACGGTTATCGGTGGCAATGCAAGGCATATAATGACGGCCGGCCATTATTTAATTTAAAAGGGCTGCAAGACAATCCAAATGGGCGAGTCCTGGTGGTTGAAGGGGAGAAATGCGCGGACTTCGCAAAAGAGTGCCTGGGTGAATGGTTCGTGCCGGTCACCTGGGCTGGGGGAGCCAAAGCGATCCAAAAGACTGTCTGGGACCCTCTCGCCGGTCGGCATGTGGTTATCTGGCCAGACGCTGATCCACCAGGGTACAAAGCAGCACTGGACATCGCGGAAATATTGAAGGGTATAGCCCTATCGGTCCATATCGTCAACACACAGGACCTGCCCCCAGCCACGGACGTTGCGGACTTCGAAATCGATGGGCCTTCTATCATCGCCTGGTTAGACCAGAATATGACTGAAGTTAACGTCCAGAAAACTACAGAGTCTCTTCCGGAAGGGGGAGAGTGGAAAAAGGAATTGCAGCTTACCGAGCGGGGAGGGGTAAGGAATTCAATCCATAACGTTCAAGTGATCGTCAACAACGATCCCTATTTCGTGGGTAACTGGTGGACGGAAGAATGGGACGGCAAATTCCAGGTTAATGATCAACCCGCAGGGGAAACCGAAATTTTCAATGCCCGTGTCCATCTATCAAAACAGTGGGGGCTTGAGGTATCGGATGAAATGATGTACAAAGCCTTAGACGCTTGCCTTCCACGGAGAAATTCCATCCAGGAGTGGTTGAAGGGATTAAAATGGGATGGCGTTCCTCGGTTCGATAGGCTGGCTGCAGAGGTATTTAAGCTCCCGAACAACCCCTATGTTAGTGAAGTACTTAGGCTCCTCATGACGGGTATGGTAGCCAGAGCCTTAGACCCAGGGTGCAAGTTCGACTATTGCGTAATTCTTCGCGGACCGCAGGGAGTGGGGAAGACTCTATTCTTCGAGAAATTGGCTAGGGATCGGTACGTTATGCTCTATTCACGCACGACTCAGGATAAGGACATCCTGGGGGCAGTTGCCACCGGATGGATCGTCAGCATCGAGGAACTATTCGACTCCCGTGCTTCTCTTAAAGAACTGAAATCGATGATCTCTGCAACCACGGACACATGGAGGAAGCCCTATCATAGGGAGATGCAATCTCAGCCCAAAAGGTGTGTGCTGGTCGGAACGACCGACGCAGGGGCGGACTTCCTGGATGACATGGCCGGATACCGCAGATTTCTGATCATCGAGTGCGGGAAAGAAAAGTTCAATCTGGACCTTATGGAGGAGATGAGGGACCAGCTATTCGCGGAAGCCATCAATTACTGGCGCACGAATCCATCCTGGTATCAATTGAGCAAGGAAGCTTTGGTAGAGGCTAAGGTGGTCACTTCCAATTGGGAAGTGGAGGACGCGTGGTTAGGGCCTATTTCGGAATTCCTGAAGGACAAGGATACTACAACGATGTTGGAAGTTCTTTCCAACTGTTTATTCATTGCATCATCCATGCACGACTCCAGGGTTACAAAACGTGCTCATCGCGTCCTCCACACACTGGGGTTCGAGAGAGTAAGACTCCGAGTCAAAGAAGGAAGGCTTAGAGCCTATCAAAGACGCGTGGAATCCGACCCCGAACCCGACTCAAATAATCCTGAAGGGTCTCAATAGCCCAGTTTAGGGCGGATAATTCAGCTTTATCATAAGATGTCCCCTTTCCAACAACTTGATTTCCGGCAATGCGACGGGCTAAATGGTCGGCCCGTCGCTCTAACCGACTAAGGTGGTCCAATTCTTTTTTATCCATAGATCACCTGATTGCCTCTAGGATCTGCCACAGGAGGTAAGCAGTTCCTATAATCGTACAATACCAGACGATGATCCTCAAGATGAAATCAATCATGACCGGTCCTTTCTTGAAGCGTTTTTTATACGATTCAATTCCTGCATCCGCAGTAGCCCCACGTTAACCACTGGGGGCTTTCGCTCGTTGAATTCGAGCAGCAGGTCCCCCACCGCAGTCCGGTATCGACCCGCATCACGTTCCTTTTTATACCATTTGCACCAGAAGGGAGTACCGGCCTGGTGCTCAGGGTGGACGGCCATATAATACCCTAGTTCATTCCTCCCTGCTGGCTGTCCGCAATATGGGCAGATTCCAATAACCACTTTCATAGATTTCTCCTTGATCAAAGCTGCCAATCTAAGAATATCTGCTTGGCATCATCTATGACCTGTTTCTTTTCCTCCTCCAACAACGCGGAGTCGTTATCTATGTGGACGTCGATTATCTCATAGCTGACGGAACTGACCCCATTCTTTCCGTCAGCATCAGACCCATAGGATTTATCGATCTCAACCGAATAGTCGATGGTAACTGGCGTGGACCGGCCAGTATCACACCCATCCTTATCTTTAATGTCCACTATAAAACATGTGGATAGTTTCAGTGGGTGTGGCATTATATAAGTCCCTCCTTCTTGAACTGGTCCATCTTGGCCTCAAATTGTTCGATTAAGCTTGCCATGCGCCGAAGAAGTCCGGGGGCGTCCTTCATTCTGACCCCTGCTGTTATTAAAGCCATCTGGAAATAATTGAAGATCTTTATCTCCACCCCGTCATTCACCAAATGCTCGGATATGATATCTGTTAATTCCTTGGCTCTGTTTGCACCGATTTTGCTTTCAATGTCGTCCATTATGATATACCCCTTTCATTTCCCCATTAAATGTTAACTATCACCTTCAACCACGGACTTGCCCACACGAATAAACTCCCCCTCAGTGAGTCCTTTTATCCGTGCAATCTCGATAGCCAACGCCTTATCTGACCATTTCTTATAGGGCTTCATGTCTAGCCCATTAAAGTATAGGTCATAGAAATCTGAGAATTCGAAATCATCTAAGGCGTTCTGGGCTGCTTCATTGTATATCCAGATCAGGGCCTCACTCCTGGTGAAGTCTGTGTTGTACACTCTACCTTTCCTCATATGGCTCCTTTCCGCCCATCAACTACAATGGGTTTGACACACCGGAAGCCCATCGGCACCCATCGAACAGCAAGTGATGCAGACTACAGTCTGTCCGGTGATAGGGTGAGGATAGGACGACATGCTGCAGCCAGCCAGTGCTTGATTCGGAAGAATCAAGAGTGCCAGCCCTACCATGAATGCGATCGTTTTCATAATCAAAACCTCCATTCTCTCTGAATTGTCACAATGGATGAAATAAACCCATCGAGCCACCAGTACATTTCGGATGTCTTGAGACGGGGTGAGACATACTCTCCTCCTTTCTCCAATCTCCACCCCGACGAAAAGTGATCCAAAGTAAACCCCATCCCCTCAAGTCTGGAATTGATGAATTTAACCTGCTGGTCTAACTTTGTTTTGGTGATTCTTTCCATAGCCCACCTTATTTCAAAGCCGCACACTTTCTGTGACCAACTCCCTCGTTCAGTGGGATCTTCCGACCGGCCTCTTTACCGGCCTGTCTAGCTGATCCGTCCACCTGACGATTTGAGGTATTCTTCTTTAACGTGGGGTAGAGGGACTTCAGGTGATTTGAAACGGCAGTATCACTGACCAGGACCAAAGCCGTGCTTGTCTGGGTGGCCTCGGTCCTCTTCTTGTACTGCTCGTCTAAGCGGTCCCCTACGGTAGCCACAGCCCCAAAACAGAAATCGATCCGGACCCTAGAGGACTCGTCCGGAATGTACTTCTTCCCTGCGGCGTCCATCTTATCCTTCCACCCCTGGCGGTATTCCAGGGCCATCGCGTCGATTGTCTTATGCAGATACTCGTAGAAGTATTTGACGACCTCCACATTAGAAGGCTTACCGACCAAATGAATGCGGCCGGCCTTCCCTGCTTTAGCTGGGAGATAAATCGCTCGACAGAACAAAGGACGTGCGATCCGGTACATCAAAGTAGCATGCCACCGGCTGGTCTGGTATGTTGCCTGTAAATCCACCTTCTCATCAGACACCTTCTCTTCCTTCAGATGGGACTCCAAATCACCGATGTCCTCCATGACCAGGTTATGCTCCAAGAGAAGAGCTTGGGCTTTGGCTGCGGCTGTCGCGGCTTCTGCGGGGGTGGCTCCCCTCTTGATGTCAGAGAGGCGTAACAGCTTCTTGATCTTCTCCATGATCTCTTTTTGTTCCTTGCTCATGTGTGCAGTCTTTCTACCTGGTATAAGGCCCCAGGCTGGCACTGTCAGTGTAACCGAAATGGTCCACTGTGTTAACTACCCGCTTCCCTCTCTGCGATGTCGATTGCCCGACTTAAGCTTTCTTGCACGTGCTTCAGGTGAACTACTCGATCTCGACCGGCTTCAAAGCCGATCGTATAAAGCATCCACCAGCACGCAGTTGCTATATGTTTCTCCAGCACCGTTGCCTGACTCGAATCCAGCAAGTTCACGGCCTCGATAGCTTGATTTCTTACTCTTGCCTCTATCATGACCGTCCTCCTTTCTCAGTCATAAGGGCCTCAGCCCTGACTTTCCATCCTCTGACCATCTCCTGCTCCTCAGGCGTTAGATGGAGGTATTTTATCATCATAAAATCCTGCGTGTCAGTAATCTCAATGGCCGTTCCTCTGTTCGTGATCCTCATCTGAATCATGGCGCCCCCCTACTCTACAAAAGACTGTGGATGATGATCTTGACCTTCTCCTTAATTCTTTCTTCGACAGCATCACCGATGAGCTTGTTCACAGTAACCACGACGGTTTCCTTAGCCGCGTGGCTGTCCATGTAGCTCTGCAGCAAGTGGCCTGAGGATGTCTCGAAATCAGTCTCGAAGTCCTCAAGTGCGTTGCTGACACATTCCTCTACCTGTTCCTCCATAGCCTTTATTTCGGAGCGAACCTTCTCGTCCAGGGCACTCTCTACAGAGGACTCGACCATCTTGTCGATTACTTCCTCCATCCGGTCGATCGCTGCCTCCGCGTGGTCTGCAGCCGACAGCGCAAGCTGTTCCTGGACCTCTGGAATGCTGAGAATGTACTTGGCAATACTGCGTTTGATTCTAGAAGAGAAGCCCATGGCTCCCTCCCTTTCTACCCCTGTGGGGCGTGGCTGGTGGATGATCCCACCAGCGGATAGACAGATATGTCTGTCATCCTGGACGAGGGGCAAACACGGGTCCGCCCGTCCTCCAGGAGGACAAAACTGCGGGGGTCGGGTTTCCCCTCCCCCCGCTTGCTGTTGTTTTGGCCGGTTTTAGCCGTGCCGTTGCTGGGCTGACGCGATGGCCGCCGCGTGTGCGTCCTCTGCCTGTTTCCGGAGGTCCGTGGCAAACGCCCGTGCTGCATTTGCCTCGTTGAGGGCCTTCGTCGCCCTGGCCTCTGCTCGATCTGCAGCGGCCTCAGCCATGCGGACCATCCCCGCCATCGCGCCCAGTTCGGCCTTCTGCTTCTTCTTTTCGCCCTTGCTCATGGTTCCCTGTCTTTCTGGCCCCTCAGGGCCGGTTGTCGGGGCAAAAGCGCCGCCGATACCTCCGGAAAATGCAGGGGTCGTGCCAGGGTTGTTCCGGCCCAACACTACCACGGGCTGTATATCTGGGGCAACCACCCCCACCCGTGGGATGTGGGTCCGCCTGGGGGCTGGGGCGTTTTTGTCGGGGGTATGCAAGCACGCCACACCCCAACCGGCTGGGTCCGGACGGCCAGGGAGGGTCACCGGCTGGGGGTTCGGACGGGTGGACCACAAGGGGTGGGAGCAGGGGTCGGCCCAGACCACGACCTGTTGTGTGTGGCAGGTTTGCTCCTGGTCCGGTCGGACCGGATGGCCCTAGTGGACCGCCTTACCGGACCGGTCCCATCCACCAGGGACGTTTCCAGGGGAACACGGGACCGCCCCAGATCCGCCAGGGACGCGGGGTGGTCCTCCTGGTCGTACCGGTCCTATCTTTTTTTTAGGGAGGGGTAGAAAACGGAAAAACGGGGGGTTAGGGACAGAAAACAGGACGGGACGCTGCATTTTCGGGGAAAAGCCAGCTTGGACACATGCCCACAGCGGCCCAACCGGACCGGCCCCCTCTGGCCTGGATCTTGCGTTTTGCACGCTTCATACCTATGGTCCGACCGGACCGACCGGACCGCCCTGGCCTGGATCTTGCATAAAGCACCACGGCACGGACGCTGCATTTTGCACGGGCTGTGCCGGACCCTCGGACAAGAAACGTGCCTGCTCCCCAGCCGCAGCGCGGCACGGGCGTTGCACGTGGGAAACGTGGCACGGGGGTTGCACCTAGTAAGGGCCACACCAGCGCGGGGTACGGGGTTTGCAGGGGAAAACGCGGCACGAGCGTTGCGTTTTGCACGTTTCGTACCAGCAACGTGGCACAGGGTTTGCAGGGGGCAAAGGCCGTGCCAGAACCCAGGGGGCGCACCCCCAAAGTGAACGAACGATACGTGTGGTTCAATCGAGGACCCGCTTCTCCCCGCAAAAAATTCATACCGTAAATATGTTATTTCTGGCACACCTATGTTACAGGCATTGACGCCGCTTTCGCTCGTATGATAGAATGGGCCATTATGCCAATAATCCCCCCTAAAGGTTACCCCTCGGCTTTCGCTCGTATGAATCACGTGCTTGAGCTTCGCAGAGAGGGGAGGACCTACCAGGAAATTGCAGAGATCGCACAGTTAAGGGATGCAGTTGCTGCCCAAAAACTACTATCCAAAGCTATCAAGAAGGTATTAAAAGAAACTGCCGAAGAAGTCCGCAGCGTTGAGTTATCCCGCATGGATGTGTTGATCAAGACCATATGGAATAAGGCCTTGAAAGGGGTTAATGTACCGGACGGAGTAGAACCCGACTTCCGCTATTTCGACCGGCTGAAGGGCCTTATTGAGGCGAAGTTGCGGTGGTGCGGGGCGCAACCCGTCGAGGGGAATGAGGATAAGAGCGTTACGATCGTCGTGCAGTCATTCACAAAAAATGTACACACTACTCCGGAAGCCCCCACTCAGATTCCTCACGTGCTTGATGTCACCAGCGAGATAAACCATTGAAGATCCAGATACCTGCAGCCGGTTGGCGTCCTCGTCCTCACCAGATGGATATATGGGAGGATATGGAAGCGGAGGTATCGAATATCCTATTGGTGGCTCACCGCCGCTGGGGAAAAGATGAGTTAGGAATCAACGACTGTGCGCGAAGAGCAGCTAAAAAACCGGCCAACTATTTCTATTGTCTTCCTGAGCAGGAGCACGCCAGAAGAGCCTTATGGAGTGCGATCAATCCCCACACCGGCAAACGCCGCATGGATGAGACGTTTCCTGAGGGATTCCGGATCGGTAAGCTCAAGGAACAGGAAATGGCCATCGACGTCCACTCCAACGGTGGACAATCCCGCATACAGTTTCTAGGAAGCGACAACTATGACGCCATCGTAGGTGGATCCCCGTTCGGGGTCTATTTCAGCGAGTGGGCGATAGCTGATCCTCAAGCCCTGGCCATGTTGCGCCCGATTGTTGAAGAAAACGGCGGCTACATGCGCTTCCTCACTACTCCCAGAGGAGAAAACCACGTATTCCGGCAGTTGAAGGCCCAGATGGGTAAGCCTGGGTGGGCAGTCCACTATCAGACCGTCCTAGACACGAACGTGTTTACGTCGGCTAAATTGGACCAGCTTCGGCAGGAGTCGATCGACCTATATGGAAAAGAAGTCGGGGAATCGCTTTTCCGGCAGGAATACCTCTGTACCTTCGAAGAAATTGTTCCAGGATCTTTCTACATCGATCTCCTCAACCGGCTTGAGAAGACCGGCCGGTTCTGCGGCATCCTTCCAATGGAAGGTGAGCCGGTATATGCGGCTTTCGACCTGGGATATTCTGATGCGACCGCCATCTGGTATGCCCAGATTATGCGAGACAACTCAGTAAACCTCATCGGATACGAAGAATTCCGGAAAGCCAGTATTCCGGATACTATTAAGATCATACAGCAGCGTCCCTGGTTTTATGGGGCTTTGTTGCTCCCGCACGATGCGCGGCAGCATCAGGTCACTTCGGGGGAGACGGCTGAGACAATATTGACTAAGGCCGGTTACACATGTTATATTATGCCACAGACCGATGACGCTGCCCAGGTCGAATCGGTGCGCCAGCTTCTCCCTCGGTGTTCCTTTCATCAAAAGGAATGTGAACGTGGGATCACGTGCCTCAAAGCTTTCCACAACAGATATAAACAGGACACCAACTCATGGAGTCCTAAAGCGGTTCATGATTGGTCGTCTCATGGAGCTAAAGCGTTTGCTACGCTGGCCTATTTCGCCCCCTCCTTGCGCAGGGGGGCGTCCGGTGGGCGGCATGCGGAACAACAGAACAGACCATTTGACTCAGATAGACGAGTCGGCACGGCTCAAGGAGGGTTGGGGTGGATGAGATAATTGAAGACGAACCGAATGAGCAAGAGGAATCTACCGATGCCCCTGATGATGATGCCGCTGTTAACGAGGAAATCATCAAGAAAGCGAAGGAACGATTCAAGCAAGCCTACGAGTATCACAAAGATAATTTCGAATCTTGTGGAAAAGCTCAAGACTTTATCGCAGGGGATCAATGGCCCCAGCAGATAAAGAACGAACGATTAAATAATGACCGGCCCTGCCTCACTCTTGACCATCTAAACCAGTATGTGCGCCATGTCGTAAACGTCGGATTGATGCAGTCACGTGATGTTCGCGTGCTTGCTATGTCCGGAGAGGCTGACGATAAGGTGGGAGAGATCTTGGCGGGGATGGTTAGACAGATCACGCAGACATCTACCGCGAAGGTAGCTTATGAAACCGGCCTCAGGCACGCTTGCCAGGTCGGGTTCGGCTACTGGAGAGTTAAAGTCCAAAATATCCCTAAGACGGATCTCATGGAAATCACGGTCCGGAAGATCAAAGAACCCCGAATGGTTCTCATGGACCCGTTCTGTGAGTACCCCGATGGGCGTGATTCCGTTTATGCGTTTGTGATGGTAAAATTGACCCGCACGGAATTTGAGGAGCAGTACCCAGAGGCGGCTCAACAGGGCGCAAAATCATGGCACGACATGGACAGTACGAAGATCATGCCTTGGATCGGTGAAGGGTCTATGGTTGTTGCAGAGTATTACTACTTAGATAAGTCAGATAATACTATGAAGTGGGCCATCCTCTGCCCCGATATGGTGTTGAGTAAGGGTATCCACCATGGGGATGTCATGCCGATCGTCAGAGTGATCGGGGAAGAATACGAGCAAGAAGGAAAGGAGCGTTGGCGCGGGATGATCAGTGAGTCCGCCATGGACGCCCAGCGCGCCTACAATTATTCTTCTTCGGCTTTCATCGAAGCCGTGGCGTTAGCTCCCTTGGCACCCTTCATCGCTGCAGAGGGACAGGTAGAAGATTTTCAGACCGAATGGAAAGATGCCCACCGCGTTCCTCGTTCGGTTTTGCGGTATACCCCAGTGACCGTTGGGGGTGTCGTCGTTCCTCCTCCAACAAGATCAGAGCCAGCCGGAATTCCTAACGGATGGCAGGGGATGATGACGAATTTGATCGGTGATACCCAGATGATTATCGGAATGGGCCAACCGTCAGTCATGGGAACGGGCGGTGCGCCGGTCCAATCCGGTGCCGGTATTAACGCCCAGCAGGAGCCTGGAGAAGTTAATACCTTTCATTTCCAAGACCACTGGCATATGGCCATCGAACAGACCGGTCGAGTCATCCTCGCTATGATTCCTCACGTGTATACTGAGCCTCAGGCGGTGAAAATCGTCGGGGAAGATGGAATCCCAAATACCGCCATCGTGAATCCTAATCAGCAACAAACTATAGTTGAAGATAAAGATTCAATGAATAAGGTGCTGTCTACATCATATAACCCCAATATTGGACGTTATGATGTCGCTATCTCCACCGGCCCATCGTCGGCCTCGAAAAAGTTGGAAGCTAATAAACTTTTGATGACCGTCGTGAATGCCGACCCGTCTATCATGCAGAAGGCTGGGGATCTCGTAGTAGCTTCGATGGATATGGCCGGTGCCGATGTGCTAGCTAAGAGATTGAAAGCCCTGCTGCCGCCCGGAACGACTGAAGAGCCGTCCGGTCAAATGATTATAATTCAGCAGCTCCAAGAGCAACTCTCCCAACTCCAGCAGGATAACCAGGAGATGGAGAAGATTTTGCTGGCTGAGAGGGAAAAGTACCAGGCTAAGATGGCCGAAACTGAGCTTAAGGCACAGTCCGATCTATCGATGGCAAAACTGGAGAATAGCGCTGACCTATTCCAACAAAAATTGAACGATGATAACACGATGAGATTGGCCAGTATTAAGGCTCAGAATGACCTTGAGATTAGTACACAGAATAACATCGTCAAGGTCATGATAGCCAAGATCCAGGCCAAGAACAAGCTTGATGTGGAATTAATCAAACAGTTTAATCAAGCGTCTACCGAACCTACCCATGAAGATCGCATGGCTGGGTATATGAGTGTAATGGAGGGCCTTGGTAAGGAAGAAGAACATGAATTTGAGGAGACGGCTCCTACCCCGCAGCCACAACCAGTCCCCTCTCCTGCCCCTCAGAAGAAAGGATGGAAGATCCTGAAAGACGCTGAGGGGAATATGACGCATATTGTACCACTTGGGGGCGAGGGGGATATATGGGAGATCAATAGGGATGAAGTAGGTAATATGGCAGGATTAACACCGAAAACAACATCACAGGAGTCTTACAATGGCTAATTTTGCTTTCAATATCGCGCTGAGTAAAGTCGGACAATATTTTCAGAACGTGGATAGCGGATCCCCCGCTAACGCTCGAATCATCGTGGTGCCGATCGAAACCACGGGGATCGAGGCCGATGCTACCCTCAAGGATTACGATAACCTGTCTGCATTGCTCGGCGGTACGTCAAACGAGCAGACTACGATGGGGAGAAAGACACTGGCTGGGGCGAATATCACTATCACGGTCGATGATGCCAATGACCGGTTGGATATCGACGTGGATGACCTGGTGTGGTTAGCCGCTACGGGGAACGCAGTTAGTGCTTTGGTGTTCTGCTACGATCCGGATAATACCGTGGGCACGGATGCGGACCTTATCCCGTTAACGAAGCATGATTTCGTCGTAACTCCAGACGGTAGCGATATCACAGCACAGATTGCGGCCGCCGGTTTGTTTAGAGCGACCAGCTAGAGGAGAAACTATGAACTGGAGAGATATCGTGTGGATTCTGTTAATTATAGGCTTCTTGCTGTCGCCTGTGATAATATTTGCCCAGACACCCGCAACTCAAGCGGTGAAGATACAGTGGAATATATCGGCAACGGCGACCAGCTACGTCATTCAGACCAGCCCCAATGGAGCGATTTGGACGGCAATTACGCCTATAGTTCAACGTTGTTACACATATAATTGTAAAGCTACGGTTTCGTTACCTACTCTCCGGTTGGTGCTAGTGCGGGTGATGGCCGTTAATGCAGGGGGTATATCACCGGACCCCCAACGTGGCGTGTGGGCATGTCCTATGTGTGGGCCACCGTTACCAGTTCTTGAAATGGGGGCACCGTAATGACACGCGCCTTTGTTCCGGCCCCTGGCTCTTACGATTGCACCATTCTTGCGGAGAATGCGTTCGGTGGCTCTGACCCCGCCAATGTCCCGCCGTTTGCGGCTGGCTACGTCCCATCCCGCCCTGATGCGGTGCGATTGGAGGTACGCTAATGGCCGTTCATGTCACCATTCCGCGCCAAACACGGCAAGGCGTGTATCAACTGCCCAGCGTCGTGGTGCCACAAGGGATCACCGATCTGCGCGTGATCCTCAATGTCACGACTGCCACCTATATTGCAGTGGGTAAGTCGGTGACGTTTCGCATTTATTGGCTAGACGAGCAAGGCGTGTGGCGGCTGTCGGGGACATCCCGATGGGACTCAGGAGCCTATACCGATCCTGAGACTGGTGGGGTGAATCCTGTGCCGGTATTCGGGGCTTCCGCGCAGAACCTGGCGGGGC